TTAATTCCATTATAAACAAATAATCGCTCACTTCAGGAATCCAATGCTGACGTATAATCCATCTGTCTTCAATGGAATCTTTTTCTGCTTCGTCAGCCTGTTTCCACATCATAATATTGTCATTAAGCTGCGGAACCAGAATATCGTCTATATCACAACGAATATAATTCCCGTACCAAGACTTACGCCCGGTAATCCATGCAAGCCATTCATAATCAAACTGGTCAGGATTATTGTATTTTACATCCCACATATCATCTTCAGAATAATAAACGATGTCCTCAATACAGTGAAAATCCACCCTCAAGAACATATCAGGCTTATTTACCTGACTGTCTATCTCTTCTGCCGTTCTGTTATCTTGCGGCTTTCTGTCATTTCCAAAAGAGCAGAAAACCACTGAACCTAATGCCAGCACACCAATAATGATAATTACGGCAATCAAAATTTTATCACTTTTCTTCATTTTTTCATTTGTTTAAATCAATAATCACACTTAACCTATTTTTAGACATTCTCACGCCATATATTCCACTTAAACGAATTACTACCCCACTTAATATTTATCTGCGCTTAAACAAGCTAAAAATAGCCCTAATTGATGTATCCCGTAATCTCCTCTCCACTCAAGAAAGCAAATTCACGGAATTTTGCCCGAAATTTATTTTTTTTTTTTTTTTTTTGGACGAAGGTCACAGAGGATTTTTCCTTTCTTTGCTTACGTTTATTATTAGATAGTCTTATAATATGAACGTAGTGAATATTATTAGAGTATCTTATAATAAACTATGTTTCTTTTAATGGAAATATGATATAAGTATATATACGAGATATTATGAACGTAGTGAATAATATAGAGTAAATATATACTTATACCTATTATCTATTATGAACGTAGTGAATAATAGTATATAAATATAATTAATACATATACGCGTGCGCGCGCGCGATCTTAATATAGTATATATACTAAGGGGATTTTTGTGTATTTGCATTTCGGCAATTCCCCTTTTTGGTAAAAATGTGATGACCGCAGTGCTACACTTGAGATACTTTATCTCAAATAACTTACACTTCTAATTCTTCAGAATATAGAGTATAAATTATAATCTTATATCGTACGCGTTGTATCACGCACCTAACGCACATTGCGTATTAAACTGTCCGAATGCAGACAGCATTTTCTGTTGGCACCACGGCCACCACATTTGTTTCTTATTCACAGAATTCCGTATAACATTCCCCACATTTATTTTTATTAGGGAAAAGGACCAGCGCTGTTACACGCTGGTCACTTGTGGCATTAGTCCAAATCTACGGACACTCTTTCCGCTTTTTGTTCTAACACGCTTTCCGCAATACCCTCTGCGACACTCGGTTTTTCGAGTTCTTTGGATTTTGCAGTCCACACTCTGTGTTCTGCTCTTTCTGACAGCACCTGCCAAGCCCTGAAAATAGGCATTTCGTTGGCACCAGCCTTGTCTTTTGCGCCAAGAACTCTGGTCTTTCCAGTGGTATAGTCCTTAACAACAGTTTCTCCGCTTGCGGTCTTTACCTGTTGGAATTTCATACCATTGCCGCTTTCATCGAAATAAGACATGACAAACTGGATATAACCTGTTCCGCAAACCTCACAATCCGGGTCTGCACTTGCTGCGTCAGCCAGTTCTTCGAGAGAATAGAAAGACGCATTTTCGCTCGGGGAAAGAATTCCGTTCGTGCTAATACATTCGTCTTTCGAGCAGACTTTCATCTTGCCGTTCTCCATAACTGCGAAAAGTCCAAAAGTCTGGAACAGGTCTGCCCGAAGCAGCTCGAAACTCATAAATGTGAATACCACATTTTCCATCTCGAAACTTCTTTCACTTGCAATGCCGTTTCTTCTCATAACATTGCTCTCACCCAGAACTCTCGCCATTTTGTTGCGTACAACATACGAATAGTACCTTACGCCGTCTTTTTCTGAAATGAAAAATGTGCAATTCGGGTGGTTTGCACTTGCACTTGTCTTGCCGAATACTAAATTTGCAATCATAATAATAGAATTTAAAGTTAATAAAATAAATTAAACGAACAGAACTTCCTCTGCTCTCTCTCGGTTATCCTGGAAATTTTCCATGCCCTAGTTCCCGTTTTGGGTAAAAGAAAAAACCACTACTTTGTTGTAGTGGTCTTTCCTTTGTATTCCTTGCCCAATTTCTTGCAGATGTCTGCAGAGATTTCAGGTCCGAGATAGCTTCGATATTCCTTTCCTGTCTTTGCAGACACGCGTACCACAAAGCAACTGCCTGTGCCTGCGCTCATAAGAATAGGATAGGTCTTGCCTTTAGAGTCTTGCCAGTTGTAGCCCGTATTTATGGGTTCTGCAGATACTCTTGTCGAAATGCTCACACTCTTGTAAGTGTTGCCTTCAACCTTGTACGCCGTTTCTTGTGCTTGTGCGCCAATTAAAATACAAACCAGCGCGATTAATGTTAACATTACTCTTTTCATAACTTCTATGTTTTGATGATTAAAGTTTACAACAGTGGACTCCCCACTGCCTCCCTGCTATCCAATTGATTTCCCCTGTCCTCGTGCTCGTTTCTTTCGTGTCTCTGTTTTTCCGCGCCCGAAAATTTTTTTCCCGAACACTTCGACCAGGGGGGGACTCCGAAAAAAAATTTTCACCCGCCGCCCCGGCGGGAGGGTATTCCACGCACTCTCTATGACTATACATTTTTTCCGCGCATTCTCAACAACTCTGTAATTTTGATGAGATTTGGGATGGTTTCATAATGTTTCTGAAAAAAAGTTTTGTGATTGTGTTTGGGATTCAGAAAAAAATGTATATCTTTGCGGGGATTAAAAAATTTTTATTGCGATATGGATATAGTAAAGACATTTGTATGTGACGGCAAGGGATATTACGAGAGGCATTTGCGGATCATGAATGCTATGTTACCTGTGATGATGACTGAGAAGGAGATAGAGTTTTTGGGTTGCTGGATGTATTTTGGTGGTGGGGAGATGGATGAGAGGATAAAGGGGTTGGTCAAGGAATGCATGGGTTTGAGTGCGAGCGGGTTTTCAAATTACATGAGCGGTTTGAGGAAGAAGGGATTTGTGAGGGGTGATGAGATATGGAGGAGATTGCTGATAGATTCTGACGAGCAGAGGTACGGCATAAGGATAATCAGGGAGGAGGAGTAGTATGGACAGTGGCATAAGGGAGTTTTGTGACGAGCACGGTTACAGCGAGAAGGAGGTTAGTGACATACTGGAGAGTTACTTCAGGATGGTGAGGTGGTGTATAAGTGTTGGAAGCAGGGAGTTCAAGATCAAGCGTGTGGGTGGTTTCGAGTATATCAACGCTGATGTGATGTTGAAGCATATTAAGAGGTTGCGCAGGAAGATAGAGTACGAGCGTGAGATTGACTATGATGAGTTGCTGGAGTATGTTGAGAAGGCCAAGGAGAGGCGTGATATCAGGAGGGAGAAGTGCAAGAGGAGTCTGAAGGAGCTGTTTGCTGCGAGGGGCATGGAGTTTGACGAGGGCATTTATGACGGCACGTCCGGTGAGAACAGTTTCAAGGCTCGCGGGAAGTACAGGATTGAGGAGAGGAAGAGGCGAAAGAACGATTATAAGAAGACAAGGACAAGTTTAAAAAAGGAAAGAGATGAGAATAAGTGACATTTTTTATTTTGTACAGGGAAATGTGAGGTATTTCCTTGTTAAGTGCTTCGGGGAGTCCGTATTGCGGGCTCACATAGGGGAGCAGGTTATGATGAGGTTTGCGAATGCTGACCGCGAGTGTTTGTATGGCGGTGCCTGTAAGATATGCGGTTGCCACATGCCCGCGCTGCTGTATGCTGACAAGAGTTGTGACAAGCCGTGCTATCCGCCTATGATGGGCAAGAGGGAGTGGATTGAGTTCAAGATGTACGGTGGTAATGACGAATGGATATTAAGGGGGATGAAACTTAGGAAAGTTGACAAAATATACGAGATATGAGCGCGTTTGTAAGCAATTTGGTGGTGCTTGGCAAGGTTGTCATGGGACAGGTTCTTGCCGGGCGTTTTGACCTTACGGAAGAGGGTTTGAAGAAAGGAATAAGGAAAATAGACACAGGATGCACTTGCGGAGGCAAGAGCAGAATTTCTGTGGCTAAGGATAACAAAGGTTTTTCGTTCAGGAGTGTGCCTTCAAGGAAGGACGCGGGGAAGAAGGGTGTTGTGAGGAACATAGTTGTTGAGATGAACGACAGGACAAGGGTTATTGTGGGATTCAAATACGATTTGGCATGAGTTTTTTGTTTAGCATAGAGAACAATGTGTGCAAGCCCAAGGAGGAGGTTCTTCTGATAGAGCCTTTCAGGACTATATGGGAAAAGAGCAAGGACAAGAGTGAGGCGATAAGGCATTTCACTGTTATAGAGCTATATACGAGCAAGTTGAAGAGCAATCCGTATAGCGGCTATGATGATGTGACAAGGATAAGGAAGCTCACCGCTGAGCAGTATGGTGTGGAGATGGACTATGACTCGCTTCCAAAGTTGGTTAAGGACGGGATAGTGAAATTGAACGAGATACAGGAGGAGGGAAGTCCTACATATACATATTACTTGAGCCAGTTGAGGGCTGTGGAGAAGCTGAAGGAGTTTTTCCTCAACTTTGACCTGAACGAGAGGAACGAGAAGGGCATGCTGATATACAAGCCCAAGGAGATAACTTCCGCGCTTGCTGACGCGGACAAGATAACACAGAATCTGACAACATTGAGGGACAAGATAGACCAGGAACTGTTTTCCGTTGCAAGAAGCAAGGGAGGCAGGGAGGCCAACAGGTATGAGGTATGATAAGGGGAGACAACGGACACTGGTATGACACGGCGGTATTCCGCGAAGAAGCATTGAAATACAGGGCTAACGGATACTATTGTGACCACCCCAAGGGCACTTTGGAGTACAACAACTACTGGGACGAGCAGTTGAGAAGGTGCAAGGAAGGGTATATGTATGATGGCCAGAAGATAACAGGTCATCATTACTTTTATCTTAACTTCTGTAATATCAATATGATAGATGTGTTAGAAAACAATGATGGTGCGGGTACTGTCAAGGAGAGCAACTTCCCTGACTTTTGGGACTGGGACTACGAGTATTTCTGGTGGCTTGACATAGCGAGGTTCGGTGTGATAGGGAAGTACGCACAGGCGAGGGAGCTTCTGACAGATGAGGAGATAAGCCTCATTGAGAATAGGGAATACACGGAAGAGGAGTTATTGTCTCTGAAGAAAGATGTTGTCTATAACAGGCTAAAACTGCGCTTGAGGACACACGACGAGTGGCTTGACGGAGGACACCACATGATAATAGCGAAGTCAAGGCGTAAGGGTTTCTCATATAAGAACACCGCGTTGTGCGTGAACACATACAACACCGTAAGGAACTCGCAGTGCCTGATAGGTGTCATTGACAAGAAGTATTCTGACGAGGATATGCGTATGATAGGCACATATCTTGATGTGATAAACGACAATACGGCATGGGGCAAGAGGAGGGAGGTCAAGGACAGGTCTGACTGGAAAAGGGCTTCCTACATAGAGATGAACGCGGAGGGAAAGACCGTTGAGAAAGGCTACAAGAGCGAGATAAGGACTGTGAGCTTTCAGGACAACCCTGAGGCTGCCAATGGTAAGTCTCCGTACTACATGCTTTTTGAGGAGGCTGGTATCTTCAACAACCTCAAGAAGTCATGGGATGCCACGGTTCCTGCATTGAAGGCTGGCAAATATGTTGTGGGACAGGCGATTATATTTGGTACTGGTGGTGTGATTTCAGACAATAACGGAGAGTTTTCCGATATGTTCTACGATCCTATGACCTATAACATGATGCCTTTCCAGAACGTGTGGGATGAGGGTTGCTCGGGAGACTGGTGCGGGTTCTTCTTTTCCGCCACATACAATCTTGAAGGTTTCTATGACAGACAGGGCAACTCTGACATGGAAGGTTCTCTTGACTGGCTCAATAAGGAGAGAAAGAGGCTCTTGGAGAATGCGAGGACAATAGAGGCGTATAACGGTTTTGTAATACAGTTCCCGATATGTCCGAAGGAGTCCTTCAAGACAAGCGGAAGGAACATATTCAACATACCCTCGCTTGAAACGCAGTTGAGCAAGGTAAGGGCTGAAAAGCTGATGCTCAAGAAAGGCACTTGCGTGAAACTTGAATACACGGATGATGGCAAGAAGGTAAAGGCAAAACCGATATTGAGCGGCAATGCAAATCCGATATTGGAGTACAGGCCGAAGAATTCATCGCTTGTAGGATGTCCTATCATATACGAGTACCCTGTGAACGACCCTCCTTTCGGACTTTACAAGATAGGATATGACCCTTACGCGCAGGAACATGCTACAACTGATTCATTATCAGCGATATTCGTGTATAAGGGAATATTGAGGGGCAATTCTACGAGGAACATCATAGTTGCGGAGTATGTGGGAAGGCCTGAGACTGCAGATCAGAGTGATGAGATAGCATTGAAACTTGCGATACTCTACAATACTGCGGTAATGTTCGAGAACAACGTGAACCACACACAGGCTTATTTCAGCAGAAAGCACCAGTTGAACAGGTTGTGCCTGCAGCCTGACAGGGTTATCAGCAAGAACATAAAGGGCAGCAAGGTTGCTCGTAAGTTCGGCTGTCATCTTGACGGGAAGATGAAGACCGCAGGTGAGGAGTATCTTAAGGAATACCTTATGTCGGTGATAGACTATGATGAGAATGGTGATGAGGTTACGGCTGTGGACTACATATACAGTATAGGGCTTCTTGAAGAACTGATAAAATACTACAGGGACGGGAACTTTGACCGTGTGTGCGCATTGTTCCAGATAATGTTCCAGTTGCAGGACGAGGAGCTCGAGCACGAGTTTACGACAAACAGGACAAACAACAGGATAGAGGAATTAAGGAAATTGGAATTATTTAAAAGAGCTTAAAAATGGAAGACAGACAAGGTTATCTGGTAGGTCAGCGACTTACCGAGCGTCAGAAGCGGGCTGACGGAAAGAAATGGTTCAAGGAGAACATAGACCGCACAAGGATGGAGTTTGACGGAAGGTTCTACCCTTCTGAATTCAACGAGGACACTTTCGGAAGATTCGAGGGTGACTACAGATATAGGGACATGAAGATAAACTATGACCTGTATGACGGAAAGATTCAGAGAGAGGACTTCAAGTATATCTATGCTCCGTACGGCGGTGATATGGAACAGCCCGTTGATTTCACGAACAAGGACATCATAGGAAAGAGGATAAACGCCATTGACGGTATGGAAAGGCAAAGGCAGTTCTCTTTCCGTGTGAACGCCATAAATCCCGAGGCTTCTACAAGAAGGGAGGACGAAGAGTTCAATATGATAAGGGAGTTCGTGATACAGCAGATTATGAAACCCATTGAGGAGGAGGAAAGGCAGAAAGCTGAACAGCAGATGGGACAGGCCCAAATGCAGTTGCAGCAGTTACAGGCAAGCGGTGCTTCGCAAGAGGAGATACAACAGGCACAGCAGCAGATGCAGCAAGCCCAGCAGCAGTTGGAACAGCAGGTTCAGCAACAGGTTGAGGCAAGGACTCCGGAACAGGTGAAACTCTATATGAAAAGGGAACATCAGGACCCTGCAGATGTGCTTGGTTCGCAGATATTGCAGTATGTAAGACATGATCAGGATGTGAAGGAGAAGTGGAATCTCATAAACAAGGACTTCTGTTGTGTCGGCAGAGCCATAGGCTATGTTGGGGAAAGATACAAAAAGACTGTATTTGAGAGAGTCAATCCTCTGACTTTCAGATTTTCAAGAAGCGGAAGCTCACATTACATTGAAGATGGGGAATGGTGTTCATATGAAAGATATCTCACTCCGAGCGAAGTTACTATGGAGTTTGGTGATGAGCTTTCGGACAAGGACATGAAAGATCTTCTCAACG